GATTCTTTATATCGACGGCCGTGATTGTGGCAACGTTAGCGGTGTAAAGCTTGCTATTGAACAAGAAACAAAGTCTTTACCTAATTACCGTGGTGGTGGCGGTTATATCGATGAAGTCACCCTAATTAAATCAGTTAGCTTAAGTGCTACATTTTATGACTTTAACAACGAAAACTTAGCCTTAGCGATGCGCGGTAAAATTGACATATTAACCGCCACGCCAGTAGCTGATGAAGATATCATCGCAGTGCTAGACGGGTTAGCGCAAACCGCCCAAATGATCGATACCACGATAGCCCCTGTTGTTAAAAACACTGCTGGCGATGTTACCTATACGTTGGATGAAGATTATGTGGTGAGCGCTGCAGGAATTCGCGCGTTATCTGCAGGCACCATTACTGCTGGGCAGGCATTAACCGTAAGCTACACCAGCCAAGCGGGTAACGCTTTGCAAGCATTAACGGAATCAGGCAAAACGGTTGGCGTTGTCATTGACGGTATTAATGATTCCACCGGCAAGCCGTGGATGCTTAAGTTTTATAAGTGGAAGCCTACACCAACATCAGGTTTAGACTTGATCGGCGACGATTATGGTTCGTTCGATATAGAAGGTGGCGTATTGGCCAACACGGCAATCGTTGCAGCAGGTAAGTCTAAGTTCTTTGTGCGTAGCGCAGCGTAAAACGTTTTACCTCAACAACCCACAACAGCAATGTTGTGGGTTTTTTATTTTGTTTTTTAACGCTAATTTGGTGATGTATGAGTTTTAAAGACCAAGTCATTAACCTGATCATTCAGGGCAAAGATTTATTTTCCAGCGAAGCCAAGAAGTCTGAAAAAGCGGTTGCTGAATTAGCATCACAAAGCGAAATCCTTAATGCCCGTTTAAAAGAGTTAGAAGATTTACAAGCGGCCGCCAATTCAATTGATGGTTTAACGGCATCAATCAGTAAAGGCGAACGTGCCTATAAAGATAACTCGGTTGCACTCGACAAGTTAGTCACTGAACAAAAGGCAGCAGTTAAAGAATTAAAGCAACTTGAGGCAGCGCAAAAAGCGGCAGAAGGTTCAACCAATCAACTTGAACAAGAATACAATCAAGCTCAAGCCGCATTAGTTAAATATGAAACCGAGCTACAACAAGCCCGGGTTGAAGTCGCAAAGCTCAGTACCGAGCAACAACAAGGTGCCACGGCCAGCAAAGAACAAGCTACCGCATTAACCAAAGCCAGTACCGATTTACAAAAATTAACCAATGAACAAACCAGCGCTAAAAATGCTGCCACCGAACTTGCCACAGCATTAGATAACCAGCGCCGAGATCTGCTTGAGGTTAGCACCGCCACCGAAGCGGCTAGTCGAAATAAAGCTGATTACACATTAAAGGTTAAAACTGCTCGCACCGAGGTAAACCAGCTAGCGAGCAGCATTAATAAGAATAAAACCGAGTTAGACAAAAACACCGCGAGCTTAAAAAATGCTGGCATCAGTACGGATAAGCTGGCAGAGGCCAGTAAAGATTTAAAGCAGCAACAAGTCGCCGCTGAGACAGCGTTAAGCGGTGTTAATAACAAGCTTGAACGCCACAATAAGTTATTAACCGAATCGAAAAAACAAGCCGGTGATTTTGGTGGAAGTATTAAAAGTGCAACTGTCTCATTGGTTGCCATGGCTGGTGCCTACATTGGTGTCGATAAGCTTTGGGAAAGTTTAAAGTCGATCCTCACCGCAGGGGATGAAGCAAAAGCCTTTGGTGTGCAAATGAGCGCCATGATGGGCAGTATTGCTAGTGGTGAACAAGCGACAAAATGGATTAAAGACTTTGCCAATAATACCGGTACCCGTTTAGATACCGCTAAAAAAGCCTTTGCCTCATTGAAAACATTTGGCATTGATCCAATGAATGGATCATTGCAGTCGATGGTTGATTACAATGCACGTTTAGGTGGCAGCCAAGAAAAATTAGAAGGGATTATTTTAGCGGTTGGCCAAGCATGGGCTAAGCAGAAACTGCAAGGTGAGGAAATATTACAGCTGGTTGAGCGCGGCGTGCCCGTGTGGGACTTGCTTGAAAAAGTCACCGGTAAAAACGTGACGCAGTTGCAAAAAATGAGCGCAGCAGGCGAGTTGGGCCGCGACGTCATGAAGCAACTGTTTGACGAAATGGGCAAGCAAGCCAACGGCCAAGCTTCAAAAAGCTTAGACCTGTTGGGTGGTCAGATTAATTTAATCTCAAATAAGTGGACCGAGTTTAAGCAAATTATTGCCGATTCTGGTGCGTACCAGGTGGCGGTTGATTTACTTAAAGACATTAACACAAGGTTTGATGAATTAAATAAAGGCGGGAAGATAAAGGAAGCCGCACAGGATATCAGTGATTTTTTTACCACCATACTCAAGGATGGTAGCGATAGCATTAAGGCCACACTAGAAAATATTACCGCATTCACAACGGGTTTAAATGTTGTTTCTGGTAGTTTGCGGGCGTTGTTCAATGGTTTGTCGCTCATGGTATCCGCTTTTGGTGCTACGGTTGCTGGTGCGTTTGCCATGTTCCCACTAGGTATGGCAAAGGCACTGAGTGTTTTTGGTGATAATGCTCTATCAAATAAATTCCAAGAAGCAGCTGATGGCTTGTTATCTATAGCTAAGGCGTATGTTGAGCAAGTTAAACAAGATGCTAAAGATGTTGCGACCGCGCTTAAACAAGCCGGTGTAGATATTCAAAGTGATTCTGATGACACGACAAAAACACAGGTTGAGAATGCTGAAAAAGTTAAAGCAGCCATGCAATCACAAGCTGAGGCACGCTATAGCGCTTATCAAAAGGATGTTGCAACCAGTGAGAAGTTATCAGGCTTAGCTCAAAAAGAAGTTGATGATTGGAAGGCTCGACAAAAGGCTGCAGAAGACCATTACACCAAACTGAAAAGTAGCGGTACCGCTACGTTGGAGGAAATTGAAGCAGCCGAAACAAGGTATGGTAGTGCCACCTTAAAAGTAACTGATTTGTTGGTTGCTCAATCTTCTGCCCAGCGTGATTTAACCGATTCGCAATTAAAGCTAAATGCGGCGACTGTGGTTTTTCTATCTGCTCAAAGCGAACTTGCCGACAGAGAGCTAAGCAAGGTTCGCGATGCTTACATCGAGGGCACTGCATCAGTTGAGGACTACGAGAAAGCCCAAGCTAAAGCGAAAACTGCGGCGGAGGCATTAGCCAAAGCGCAAGGTGAATTGGTTAACTCAACTGATGCACAGACAAGGGCTGTTAATGATTATGAAGCGGCGATGGAGCAAGCCAATGTCACTACATTAAAGTCGCTGCAAGATTTAGCGTCCAAAGCAAAAACAGCCTACGACCAGACTAGTGAAGCCATTAAAAATGGCGTTGGCTCAACTTATGACGCTGAGCAAGCCTTTTTAAAATATGCCGACGCATCGATAAAAGCCGCGGCGGCTGGTGATAAGCAGGTCGAGGCCAGCATTCGCCAACAAGCTGCCAACCTTGGCTTAAGCGATAATATTGAGGATTTAATTAAGCAGTATTATCGATTAAAAGACTCACAAAATGATTTGGTCGATGATGTTAATAATACTGAAGACCAAGTAAACAATGCGAACCAAGGCATTGGCACTACCATGGAAAATACCATGGGGGTGGTGGTTAAAAGTTCGCAGCAAGCCGGTTCTGCATTAGCCAGTGTTGCCAAGTTCTTCACCGATTATTTAAAAAGTGTTACAGCTGAAGTCGCTGAACTCAGCACAGGTGCTGTAGCTTACTTTAAGTCGATACTGTATGGCCAAACGCTATTAACTGACTCAAGCAGTGAACTAGAGAAAACCATTCAGGTTTATAAAAACCTAAGTGGTGAGATTGGTGATCTGCTTGATGTGCAAGCCAAGTCAATCGATTTTACTGGCATTAGTAATTTCGCCCGTAAAGCCGAGATAGCCGGTAAACAAGCGCAGGCGGCCTATTATGGTCAACGCATTGAACTGTTAAAAATGGTTGATGCCCTTGATGCTGCCGAAAGTGGCAACATTGGCTTAATCAATAGTGCCGAACGTGCGGCTAACTCAATGAACTTGATGAACGATCAAGACTTGGGAGTGCTGCGCACGGCCATTGATTCGGCCAAATCGAGCATGGACTCATTACGTGACAGTGCTCAATCAACCCTCGATACGTTGCAAGACGAACTAGACGGTTACCTTGGCCGCCAGGATGAAATCGAAAAACGTCGTTATCAGCAAGAGCTAGCCGATATTAAAACCCAGTTAGCAAAGGCTGAATCAACGGGCGACAAGACATTACTCACCCAACTGAAAGAAGCCGAAAAAACGCTAAACAAGGTTTACGCTTATCGCACCGCCGAAATCAAAGCCCAGCAAGACGCTAGCGAAAAGCAAGCCATTAGCGACGCTGCTACCACCAAACAGCAATCTGCCGCCAGTGCTGTGCAAACCAATGTGACTACCCAAGCCCAGCCAACCATTACAACGGCCGCCGCGAATAGTAGCGACACCGTAGTGCTGCAGCTGCAAGTGGGTAACCGCACGTTTGATGCACAAACCAAGCGCAGCATTGTGAATGAACTTGTGGCCGAGATTAAGCGTTTGCAGTCGGTGGGTGGTTAGCCGCTCGTTTGCAGTAACACTACATAAAGAGGCGCTATGTTTAACACCACTATCGACACCATTGTGTTGACCGAACCATTGCACTGGCTGAACCGCAATAACACCCAACGGGTTGCTGCCAATATGAAGCGGGCACTTAACGGTGCCCCGCATATTCAGCAAACTATTATCCCTGCAGGTATTGCGTTAGAGCTTGGCAGTAAAAACGGTTGGATGCCCCGCAGTGAGTTCGAACAACTGCAAGCCCACGCGGCCACCACATTAACCGAGTTTACGATTAACCACGACGGCAGTGACATTAACGTGATGTGGGATAGCACTGAAAACAGTGTGATCACTGGTGACGATGTTGATGACCAATTGGGTGGGTATCCGTTACTGACAAACGTGGTATTACGATTTTTAACGCTGTAACTCTTTCTCGCTTATTGATAAACACAGGTGGCCCATGAGCATTACCCGTAATGATTTAAAGATATTTAAACCCGAACAGCTGGGTACCAGCGATGATGCTGGCGGCCAACGAACTCGTAATGCGGTGCAATCTGGTAAGTTAAATGAATTATTTACTGCGATTTCTGACATTGACCACGCGCAATCGTCACTCGACATTGTTAAGTGTTATCCCGCTTTAGACACCATAGACACAGGCACCTTGCTCGATGCGCATGTATTTATTAGTCAGCCACCGAGTGATCCGCTCGTGTCGATGTTGCTAGTTGAAGCCGATGCATTAGACGATGAAGACCGTATGGTCGAAATGAAAGAGATTTTAGAATCGTCGGTTACTGCTGGGTCATTAATCCGTTCGGGCGCACCAGGCTTCTTACCCAATCAAAACAGCTTTAGCCGCGAGTATTTACAGTCTACGTATATGTTTGACGGCAAAGAGTATCGCAAAACCACCAGTTTGCGGGTTGGCCAAGTGATTGCCATTACCGTTGAGTATGCAGGCATTGAAGATGCCGACTGGCCGCGTAAAACCCATTACGTCATGGTGACCGATACTAATGCACCAGGTAACAGTGAAGGCAATATTGTATTTGACCCTCCAATCGATTTTGCCACTCCTGACTATAACGTCACCGTGAACGCCACCAGTAATTGCACCAAGCTGCGACTCACCAACGAAGCTAGCCCGTTAACGTTTCATGGTGTGAGTAAGTTAACTGCCGCTAGCAGCAACAAGAACCTAGCCGTGCAAGCTGTGCAGCAAAACCTATTGCCAGTGGTATTAAGCGAACAAGTTAAAACAGGTCAAGCCATTAGCGACGGTGACATAGTCCGTAAAACCGTATCGCAAAATGCGACAACTGCACAAAGCTATCAGTTTGCCTTGGTTGATGTATTACAAGGGGCCAATATCGCCGTTGATTACACCCCTATCACCAGTTACACATCGGGTGGCATTCAATACGGCAGTGACGACGCCATTGTAGTGGTCAGCAGTGACACAGTTAGTGTGACGTTATCGCGTAAACCTGACCTCAATACCCCTGTGTCGCTGCAGTACATCTCGGGTGTGTCGTATCAAAACTATGACAATGCTGATGTGTTCCCTGCAGATCGCGAATTAGTGCCCAACACGTTAACGGGTAAAGTGACTCGCCAAAGTACGGCATATCAATTTACCGAGCGTGATGGCGAGTTATACATCACAGTTGTTTCGAGTGTTGGGTCGCTTGTTGTTCAAGAAGAAATACGTGCCGCCATTGTGGACTATCAAACAGGCATCATCACGCTTGAGAATGGTATCTCTAATCTTGTGTATGTTGGCTTAGTCATTGCGCCAGAATCAGCCAATGTGGCTACGTTCGTACTCAATGCCAGTGATGCATTGTTAGATACCTTTTACATGCAAGTGTTTACCGTGGGTGATGGGTTAATCAGTGCCAGCTGCGACAGTAACGGCACGGTAACAGGTACAGGCATTAGCGGCAGTATTGTGAATAACCTGGTGCAGTTGTCGTTTACTCAAGACGTTAAGTTAAGCACCTTGCGGTATGACATTACCGAGCAGGTACGCAACTTACCGCCTGCTGATATTTATGGCCTAAACCCGCTGCGGATCCCCAATGCGGGTATTGTCGATATTTATCGCGCTTGGGGCACCATTGCCGTGTCGCATACTGACTACCAAAACATCGTTAGTCCAAGTAATGGCACGGTTATTACGATTCGCACTGGCAGTAACTTTGTTGATATTAGCGACGCAGCAGGTGCCAGTTTGTGGACCGCAACCAGTGATCACTTTAGCGTTGATAGCGCAGCCGGCACCGTTACCTTAAACAGTGACTTTGGCGGCTTTACTGCACCGTTTATCTTAAGCGACACCATTAGCGAGTTGGCATTAGTGACTGCAGTGAACACCAATACAGTCACGATTTCAGCTGCGTTGTCGCGTGAATATCCTATTGGTTCAAGTGTGGCCAGTGTGCAAATACTCGGTGACTTACAGGCGCGAGTCGGCAAAGTGCGCGACATGACCAGCTGGGCTAATAACTGGGACTTAGACGGTGCCGCTGCACAAGGCACGTTAAATACGGTGGATTACCCGATTGAAGTGACCAACGCTGCAGCAGTGAATGAAGATTGGGTGTTGGTGTTTACCTCGACGACAGCGTTCCGTTGTGTCGGTAAACGTATTGGCCAAATTGCCACGGGCGACACGGTAAACGACTTTGCCCCGATTAACTCGCTAACCAATCAACCTTACTTTGTGATTCGCTCGGGCGCGTTCGGTGCCGGTTGGAATCCTGGTGAAGCCATTCGCTTTGCCACTGTTGCCAGCGCTAAACCCGTTATGCCAATTCGCACCGTGCAAGCGGGCCACAGCCAAATCAACACCGACCGCGCCGTATTAGCGTTTCGCGGTAACGAAGCTTAATTAAGAGGTCAATATTATGGGATTACCAGTAACAGTTTATCGTTGGGATGATGCGGGTGCGCCGCAGTTTGGGGCATCACCAAAACCCTCAGATGTACTTTCTATATTGAAAGCTTGTTTAGTAAATGGTTATGGTGCTAAACAACCTTTAGGTTGGTCAGTCGCTTTTGAGGATGCAGTAACTTATGCAATTATGTTTAGAAATTCGCCAACAGACGGTACTGGTGGGTACTTAAAAGTTTCAGCTGAGCTTGGTTTAAATACTTACGGTACTGAAATATCCCTAAAAGCGTCTAGTGGCGCATCTTCATTATCATCACAAATAAACGCCTCATTTATACAAACTTTTAAGTGTTCTATTTATGATACACATTGGGTTTTAATAGGCACGTCAAGAGGGTTTTATTTTCAAATACTAGATGGTACTACTTTAAAAAGCGTACCAACTAACGCTAATTCAAATAATACCTTATGGTTTGCTGGTGATATTAATAGTTACTACGCTAATGATGCAGGGGCTTTCACAACCATATGTAACCTTAGAGTAGGTGACGATGTATCATCACATTATAGTGAGTCTATGAGTGAACTCCAACTAGGCAGCGCCTTATGCGCTTTGTATGATGCGGATGGTGGTACTAATAAACAAAATTACGAATGTGTTAATGCATTACTTACTGACACTTATTCAAACATATCTGGGTACGCAAGTGATGAGTCTTTAATTAATTTGTTTACTGTACCGCAAATTGGAACACTTAGTGCGTATAAAGATAGGTTCGGCGTACCTGTTACTAAAAGTAACATTGCCCCTTGGATACGTGGCGAATTACCAGGATTAGTCCTGTCATCAATATCTACTAACGTCAGCACAAATTGGCCTGTTTTATTAGACATTGGTGGTAATCAGCATATGGGTATGCCATCAAGGGTGGCTCACCAAGTGTATATAAATTTGGTTACTTGGTATGAATAAATTAAAGCGAAGTGTTGTTATTGCAGGTAATTTCTTATATGTCTCTAAGTTAGAGGTAAGCACTGATGTAGACGCTGAACGGTTGTTAATTATAGACCGTTCTACGTTTGAAGTTATCATTGCTCACACAACCAAGGGTGTTGCTATAACTACTATGATATTACCTGTTAAATATAGCTCATCAAATAACCTTTGTGCGATAATCTTTGATGATGGTGGTGAATATAACGCCGCGATTGTTGATGGTATAACAGCTGAACTTTTTGACGCAAATACATGACCCTTTTAATATTTAGCGAACCTTGGCCAAATGCCACCTCACCAATCACCATTAGGTTTGAGGGTGAGGTGGTACCAGAGCCGCCCATTCGCGCCCCATCTTTGGGTTTTCATTTAGGCGTAAGCTGGCAACCGCCATTAATCGCGGCCAATGATTATCAATTGGTAAACTCAAGCAAACAACTCGGTAATCAAGTTCAGTTAGGCGTTTTATCAAATACTGCAACTGACTACTGTGTAAAAACCCAATGGCAAAACAAACCACTCACTCAACTGCAAACAGCAATACATTATGCTGGCAATGCGTTAACTGAGTTGACTGTAAACTGGCAATGGTTTGTTGCTCCTAGCGTCGAGCAAGGTTTTACATTGGCTTGGCTGGTACCGAATCAACACTGCACGATTATGTCTGTCGATTGGCAAGTAGCACCAATACTTAATACTTGGCAGGCCACTATCAATTGGTGTGATGGTGCCGAGTTAGTTAGCTATATCACCACGGCTTACCGCTATGGCAATGTCAGGCTAATACAACCTAACATTGCTTGGGGGCCGCATACCGCCAGTTGGATTTGTTCAGCCCGATATCGACCACCTACAGGTAAAGTGACGATTCGGTTTAGCGAACCTTGGGCCAATTCTACCAGCCCATTGCAGCTGCGTTTTACCGCTTCAGCAAATTATTGTTATTTTGACGACGGTGGCGGCTTAGTTGACGCTAACCCGAGTTTACCCAGCCTTGATTTTGAAACCCCCATCGAACCCCAACTGCGCAGGTATTATTTAATGCAGCCAACCATTACGTGTGTGCGTGTGTCTGACGACGTACCGATTGTGATCAGTAATATCAGTATTAGCCGCAGCCGTGGCCAGTGGGCCAGTTCGGTGAGTATCGATTTTTCAAGTCGCATCGATGCTAGCCGTGCTGAAAACCAATTGCTCAACGTCGGTATTAATGGCTATGAGTTTTTTGTATTAGTTGAACAAACCAGTGTAAGCAAAGTGTTTGGCAACGAAACCTACCGAGGAACGGGCCGCAGCCGCAGCGCCGAACTTGCTACGCCATACGTATTGCCGATCAGTTATACCAACGCAACATCACGCAGCTTTGCGGGTTTACTCACTGACATGCTGCAATTCACTGGTTGGACAATTGCGCTTAATGGCATCGTTGATTTTAACGTACCTGCAGGCGCGTTTAGCGTTGGTAATAAATCACCCATCGATGCAGTGCAAGAAGCCGCTGCCCAATTGGGTTGCATGTTGTTATCTAATGATGAAACCAAAGCATTAACCGTGGTCCCTCGTTGGCCAACCGTGCCGTGGTTAATGGATGGTGTAACCCCAGACTTAACCGTGCACGATGCAGTGATCACCAGTTACAGTGAATCAAAAGAAATCGGTACCGAGTGCAATGTGGTTTGGCTTCGGGGTGAGCAGCAGGGCATTAGCGCTAAAGTAAAACGCGCTGGCACTGCAGGCAATATCGCCGCAGATGATATCAGCGCCCAACTGATTGTTGATAACCAAGCTGCACGAACAGCCGGCACCAACGCACTGGCCGACACGGGTAACAAGCTTAATATCAATATGAGTTTGCCGATTATGGCCGATTTACCACCTGCAACACCTGGTATGTTGATTGGTATTCGTGAAGGTGTTGATGTGTTCAAAGGTACATGCGATTCGGTGACGATCAGTGCATCAGTTAGCGACACAGGCGACATCGATGTAGTGCAAACCATCACCGTCGTTCGCCACGTTGCATAAGCTGTTGTATCAAAACCAGCATAAGGAATCGTAATGTTAAAGCAGTTACAACAAAGCCTAAGCGCCCCGCGTACCATCATGACGATTAACGCGGTCAACACCGACGGAACCGTCACCGCCAGCACTGCCAGCAACCACACACAACGAGTCATCGGTTCTGGTAGCGTTGGCGATCACATCTACGTTCAAGATGGCAGGGTGCTAGGGACTGCACCCGATTTGGCGTTTTTTGAGATAGAGGTTTAGGGGGAATTATTTTTATTCTAGTTATTTGCTATGTAACTCGTACTAGCTGACTTTTACCCATTTCAAACGGAGTTCTTCCACAACACATTTTGCCTTGTTGATATAGGTATTGTCCTAAATTGATTGTCTTGCAACATAACCCCGCTCTCAGGATAAACACATAGTCGTAATATCAATTTACCATCTATGGATTTAGTCAAAAAATGCTATTCAAATTGATGTGTGTACACCTCTGTGTACAGAATATGGATTGGCTTTGTGTTTAAGCTTTTTAAATTAATGGCTTAGGCTGCGTAGTCATATAATCGTGCCAGAATAAGGTGGGTTGAATTGCGTTAGCCATAGTAAGTATAAGATCCTTTTCGCGATTAAAACCATGTTAACATTTATCAGCATAAAAAAATGATAATGAGGTAACCTTCAATATGATTTTTCTAATATAACCTTGTTTACTGGTGACTAATGTGGATTTGCTGGTTACAATTTAGTGAAGTAGTAAAGGAATATTGTATGCATCATCATGTATTTACTCAACCATGCGTCAGTGAAATAACTCAACCGACTGCGTTGACACTTCGTTTACCGGATAGTGTGAGTGATTTATTAGTACTATCAACGATGAGTAATCCTTTAGTTGAGTTTGTGGTTAGCCAAGTTGAGCATAAACAAACTACACTCATTTTACGTATTCAACCTTTTTTGACTTTTGCTTTTGAACATACACAAACAATGATTGAAACGCCTACTCAGCCAAGGCTCGTAGGGCAGGGGATTAAGTTATATCCTTCAATGGGGGTAGCTCCACGTGTGTGTATTGAACAACTCAGAAATGGGGTGACGATTAATATTCACGCTGATGAAGATGTGCACTTTAGTGTAGCGGCTGAAGCTCGTTTTGAACTAGTGATGTTAGAGAATGACTTACGGATTTTGAGTGAACCTCAAGCTCTCGTTATGGCTAAAGCGATATTAGGACGTAAGTTTGATTATGATGAGCCTTCTACCATGCTTGCGGTTCATATAAGTGAATTAGAGCAAGTTCGACGAGAATTACGTGATTACCTCCGAGGCGAGTCGGGCAAAATCCACCCAGGCGTCTCAACTGAGCTACTAAAACTCGATCATTTATTGCAAAATAAGCATCAATGGTTGTTACGGACCTATCATCAGTCATTAGAGCGTTCCAACTTCGGCCGCTCGTCTAATGAACAATTTTATAATAATGAACAATTACAGCGTAAATTGGATTGTTTTGAACTTTTAGCCCCTAAAGACGTGTCGGAAATGGTCAATAAGCTGTGTGATGACGATCTTTAACTTTTCAGTAACTCTAGAGCCCACCCATGTCTTATATTTGCCCTATTTGTAGCGCGCCATTAGTACAACAACAAAATTCTTGGCAATGTGAACAACGCCATCAATTTGATTGTGCTAAAGAAGGTTACGTTAATTTATTGCCTGTACAAAAAAAGAAAACAAAAGATCCTGGTGATAACAAAGAAATGATGATTGCCAGACGAGAGTTTCTTAATCAAGGCTTTTATCAACCGTTAAGCGACAAAGTAAATCAGTTAGCGCTAGAGTTTGCTGGAGGAGATGCCACTAAGGTGCTCGATATAGGGTGTGGCGAAGGGTATTACAGTCATCGGTTATTTGAAACGTTGCAGTCTGCGGTTAAACCCCATTGTGAGTTTTATGGTTTAGATATTTCTAAGTCTGCAATTCGTTATGCTGCCAAACGCTATAGTGGATTACATTTTTGTGTGGCAAGTGCATTTGAAATGCCTTTTGCTGATGACAGTTTTGATTTAGCGATACGTATTTATGCGCCGTCTAAAGTTGAAGAGTTACAGCGGGTGATAAAACCGACCGGAATACTCATTACCGTTTCTCCTGGGCCGATGCATCACTATGCGTTAAAAAAGAAAATTTATAGTGAACCCAAACAACATCCACAAGAACCTATGGTGTTAGATGGCTTTACTTACTTAGCACACCAAGCATTAGCTTATTCATTAACATTAACTCGTGCGGAAGACATTGATCACTTTCTTAACATGACTCCTTACGCATGGAAGTTGAGTGATTCACAGAAGTCTCAGATAATAGAGCAAGGGCTCGAGTGTGAGATAGATTTTAAAATCGAAATTCATCAACGAGAACAATAAACAATCAGATAATTGATATAAATAACTATTTGATGCTCAAAGATAAACCTTTTTGAAATGAGACTAATTAAATACCATTGTTTGGTTGATGTTTGTTGACTTATCCTGAAAATGGTTTATAGTTTACTCAGCTTGAAGGTTGGGCTTATATTTATCAATACGAACAGTTTCGTCCTGTAAACATAAGTAATACCGGCATTTTCCAGCTTTACTGCCGTTAAGGCTTTAACTATTTTTTTTTACAGGATTTATATTATGTCTCAAGTTACTGGTGTTGTTAAGTGGTTTAACTCTGATAAAGGTTTCGGATTTATTGAGCAAGAGTCTGGTCCAGACGTATTCGTTCATTTCCGTGCTATCAACTCAGACGGTTTCAAAACTCTTGACGAAGGTCAGAAAGTTTCTTTCACTGTGACTCAAGGTCAGAAAGGTCCTCAAGCTGAGAACGTTTCAATCGTTTAGTATTTAGCTTCGGCTAAGTGTTAAAAGATTTAAAACTGTAGCAATTTATTGCTGCAGTTTTTTTTGCTTTTTTATTGTGTATTGTCATCATGCTAATCGTCTAATCGTCTAATCGTCTAATCGTCTAATCGTCTAATCGTCTAATCGTCTAATCGTCTAATCGTCTAATCGTCTAATCGTCTAATCGTCTAATCGTCTAATCGTCTAATCGTCTAATCGTCTAATC